GGCTACACTCCAATCGTCGATCCGACTACAAAAGCCAAGCGGATGTTTATTCCTGCACGGCTACACGACAATCTGATACTTCTCAACGCCGATCCAACCTATCGAGATCGACTCAGGGGCCTTGCCAGCGACGCGATGGTCAGAGCGTGGCTCGAGGGGGACTGGACGGTCATTGAGGGCGCTTTTTTCGATTGCTGGCGCTACGATTTGCACGTTTCGGAGGCTTTTACGGTACCGAGAGGGTGGGCGCGGTTCCGCTCGATGGATTGGGGCTCGGCAAAGCCATTTTCGGTGGGCTGGTGGGCGATAGTCCCCGACGATTACAGCATTGAACGGCGAAACGGCGATACTAAGATCATTCCACGGGGGGCACTCGTGCGATATCGGGAGTGGTACGGAGCGGCGGGGATTGATAGTGGACTGAAAATGACCGCTGAGCAGGTGGCTCAGGGTATCGTCCAGCGAGAGAACGTCAAAGGCGCGCCTCCCGAGGTTATGCGCTACGGGGTGCTCGACCCCGGCTGTTTTAAGGTGGATAGTGGTCCCTCTATCGCGGAGCGCATCAACAAGATCCTTCTCGCGGCACGGCTTCGTCCCTTCCATGCCGCGGATAACTCCCGCGTCCCGCAGCGCGGCTCAATGGGGGGCTGGGACCAGATGCGGGCTCGTCTCGTCGGTCAGAGTGGCCGACCGATGATCTACTGTTTCGCGGACTGCGCGGCCAGTATAAGGACGATCCCAGCCCTCCAGCACGATCCGGCGCGGCCCGAGGATGTGAATACTGAGTCAGAGGATCATGCCGCTGACGAGTGGCGGTATGCCTGCATGTCGCGGCCCTTCTCACCGACGCCTACGCTAGCGCTGCCCACGATAGAGTCGGGCTACGTGAGAAGGTCCGTGCCGAGACCTGGAGATTGGGTATCCTACTGAGGAGGATCTAATGACCATAGCTAACGCAACCGAGAGCGCGGTCCTGAAGCTCATCTTCAACGCGACAGCCTGGGCTAACTACGCAGACAACGCCGCGACCACCCCACAGACCAACGTAGGAGTGTCTCTCCATACCGGCGATCCGGGCGAGGCTGGCGATGCCTCAACAAGCGAGGCCACGTACACCTCCTACACGAGGGTAAATGTGGCTCGGACCACTGGCGGATGGACAGAGACCACCGGCTCGATAAGTCCTGTGGCCAACATTGACTTTCCGGCTGGCACCGGAGGCTCGGGAACGGTGACGTTCTTTGCTACCTCCAAATCCAATGCCACTCCACCGACCGGGGCACAACCTATCTTATGGTCGGGCACGGTAAGTCCAAGTATTGTGACCGGCAGCGGTGTGACGCCGCGACTTACAACCGCGAGCACAATTACTCTCGACTGAGCGGCCGGGCGATGACCCTTACCGACTACAACACCGCGATGAGGCAGTGTCTCATTGACGTTGATGTGGGACTGATGCGAAAGCTGACGGCCACCGTTTTTCCGCAGTTTCCGGCGCCCGGAACAGACGCGGAGGTAGAGGGGTCAATCCACTACGCTCGGACGGTGGCGGAGTCTATTCCGTTTCGGTATAGGGCGTATTCTCACGCGTGGCTCTGTGAACGCGCCCTCCCGAGTGGACTTCCAGATGATCTGCGGCCCAAGGCCGAGCGCATGTATCCGCGGATAGTGGACGCTGTTGGCGTTGCCGTGCTTGCAACAGGATCGACGAGCGAGGAAAAGCGCCAGCTCGGCGGGCTGGTTCGAGATGCAATGAATGAGGTTGTGATGGATCACTACTCGAGTGATCGGGCGCGGGAACCTGAACGCATTAAAAGGGATATGCTCCGGCGACGAACAGAGTTCTGGAAACGGTTGTTCGAGCGGAGTGTGTCAGGGTGGAGAGAGTAAGATGCCAAGAATGCGAGTGATCTTACTTGAACAGCCGAAAGATGATCCTACGAGCTATCATTATCTGTTGTGGGCTGATGTTCCTCTTGAACGCCAGCGCTATTATGCAGCGATGGTAGCTGTTCCAACGGATATACCGCTATTTGTTTCACAGTGGCTTGATGCAACAGCCGCTGACAATCAGGCACTGCAAGATGGATCGGTAGTAGAGCAACGTGGAACTATGAGGCCCCCGCCTGGAACCACACTTCCACAAATCGAGAATTTCCTGGTGCAACGATGGAATGACTATCAGAGTTACATAAGTAATTTTAATCCGTGGATACACTACGGAACGACCTGGGATGGGACTATTTGGACTACTGTGACAGGAGGCTGAAATGGCTAGTATAGCCAAATGGAACACTCCAGGTACACTTACAACAATTCTTTCAACACAATTAAATTCTCTTGCCAACGGGGCAATGAACTCTACAGCCTCTTCTGATATTGCTAACCAAACCAACCTCGATCTCTATGCTGATTTCGAGATTGTTCTCGGATCGCTGTCGCCGACTTCTGGAGCCTATATTGGACTTTATTTTCTTGAGAGTGTGGACGGGACCAATTTCCCAGCGCAATCCGACGCCGATCTTCGGCTCACTGCAACACAGATGCTTGGCGCGGTTCCTATTGGTACTACAGCGGCGACAGGGCAAAGAGTAGTGATACGAAACATTCTTTTACCGCCGTCACTGTTTAGAGTCAAGCTTGACAATCAAACTGGTGTTGCTCTCAACGCCTCCGGTAATACGGTCAAGATCAAACCCTGCAACTTCAATCTGAATGGTTGATCCGTGCTGATCCGGCCGGAACGAAAAAGGCTGTTTTATCCGTCGGGGGCTCCAGCAGGGCTCAACTTTGCCCACCGCGCTGCCAGAAACATAGAGTTTGCTGCTGTTTGTCTGAGCGACGGCACTACGATGGTAAGCCTTCTGGATGGTCAGAAGGGTGGTGTCACTGGTACAATTACCTCGGGATATGCTCCTTCTATCGGTCCAGGCGTTCAAGTTGCAACTTCGACAGGAAGTTCGAACCGGATACAGTTTACCGGCGGCCCGACAAGTGCACCAACACTGGTCACTATCGCCGGGTTGATTGGGATAGATACACAAACCACTAGCTCTATCAATACAGTCATCCTTAATACCGGCGGCAGCGGTGGGCAGGGATTAGGCTGGCACGGCAGTGCTAATGACTGGGGATATTTCAATAATGGAAGTTATGTAATTGCTCTGGGGCTCGGACCGTTAGAGGTCAATGCCCGCTATTTCATAGCGATGTCTTTCAACTCTGTTACGAACGAGCTTATTACGCTCGCCCGTAATCTGCGAACTGGAGAGATAACAGAGGGCGCAACAACCTCGACCAATACACCTACTGCACCGAACGGATTTCCTTGTGTTGGAAACCTGTCAGGCTCTTCTTCATCGGCGATGGTCGGCAATATTGCCGCGGTGATGTTCAGTTATGATTTCTTAGATATCAATGAGTTACGAAATTGGTCAGAGGACCCTTGGGCGCTCTGGTATAAGATTCCAGCAATAATACCACTTAAGAGCGCCGGACAAATAACTTCGGGTACGGCGAGTGCGACTGGCGCAGGCGCTGCAACTGCGGTCGGGGTTCCGATAAGTTCTGCTACCGGCTCAAGCACTGGTGCCGGAACTGCAAATGCACCTAGTGAGATAACTTTTCAGGGTGCTGGTGCTGCCGCGGGCACCGGAACTGCCACAGCTACGGGGGCGAGTTTCAACGCTGTCACGGCCTCTGCGAGTGGCGCGGGCGCGGCAACTGGACTATCTCAATCGTTTGGCACTATGGTCGGAAGTGCCACTGGTGCGGGCGTGGCGAACGCTACAGCAATCGCGATAAACGCATCATCTGGAAGTGCTACTGGCACTGGTACGGCCACCGCCACCGATACTTCTACGGACGCCTCGACTGCAAGTGCGACTGGCGCAGGTGCTGCCAGTGGTGTCGGTCGATCTACCGCCGCCTCAACGATGAGCGCGGTGGGTACTGGAACCGCCGTTGGACTGTCTGACAATGGAGCGACCACTGGCTCTGCGACCGGAGCCGGAGCGGCAAACGCGACTGCAATAGCAATCAATTCTAGGACGGTCAGTGCAACTGGCACCGGAACTGCCTCGGCTGTTGGCGTTGGGACTGGTATTGGCGTGGGCGGGGCCACTGGCACGGGCACGGCCACGGCGTCCTCTGTTGCATTTAAGAGTGGTGTTGGCAGCGCGACTGGTTTGGGCACGGCCGTTGGTCAGGCTCCGGCTGGATCACAAGCAGTGGCCACAGGCCTCGGCACGGCCAATGCTAATGCCATGTCGATTGGGACTGCAAACGGTGTCGCCACTGGTTCTGGCATAGCGACAGCGCAGTCAACTGGCACCATGATTATCGGTGCTGTTGCGAGCGCGACTGGTTCTGGCCAGGCCATCGGAGCCGGCGCCTTTTTGAGAGTGTTCGTGTATAATTATCCTATCGGGCGTCAGATGGACTCGGATTACGGCATTCGTGCCTCGAAAACACGGCAAGATAAACTTGTTATAGGACGAAGGGGATGGCGATAAACATAGCCTCTGGATACGCCAGTCAGACTCCTGCCACTGGCCCGGTCGCGGTCCTCGATCGCAGGACTACTGATGGCGAGGACGAGGGCAGCGCGTACTGGACGCTCGCAAAGTGCAAGCGGGCGTATATGGACTATGTAGGATCAAAGAGGGAGGAGATTGACGAGCAGAAGAATTCGCGGTGCTATCGGCACGGGGCACAGTGGACCACTGGTCAGGTGGAGATATTCAACAAGCGCAGACAACCAGTGGTGACCTACAATAGGATCGGGCGCAAGATCGACTCTATCGTAGGTCTGCTTGAGCGACTGAAACAGGATCCGAAAGGGTTTCCGCGCAACGCTCGGATGACCGACGAGACCGGAGCGGAGCTGGCGACAGCAGTAGTTAGGTATGTTGTCGAGTCAGAGCTTCGAGAGTCACGGTTTCCCTTTGCGATTGAGAACGCAGCGGTGGACGGGATTGGCGGGGTCGAACTGATGCTGACGCGGGGCGATCAGGGAGATCCAGATATTGGATTTGGACTGGTAGATAGTGATAGTTTCTTCTATGATCCCCGGTCGTTCAGGCACGATTTCGAGGATGCGAGATACATGGGCCAGGGAAAGTGGCTCGACGCGGACGATTTGAAGACTATGGTGCCGGACAAGGCCAATGAAATTGATAGTATGATGGAGAGTGGATCGGAGCTTAGTACGGAGCCCGATCGCGAGCGACGCTGGTTCGATGTTAGCCCGGATTTCAAGCGGGTCAGGGTAGTGGATATTTGGTACAAGCATAAGGGCGGATGGTGCTGGGCGCTGTTCACGGGCTCGGCTAAACTGAGAGAGGGACAAAGTTACTTCTTTGATGCCAAGGGCCAACCAATATGTAAGTATATTATGTTTTCGGCGTTCGTAGACCACGATGGGGACCGCTATGGTTTTGTGAGGAACTTGCGATCTTCGCAGGACGAAATCAATCAGCGGCGTTCAAAGGGCCTCCACGAGTTAAATTCGCGTCGGATCAAGGCCGAGGACGGCGCATTCGCAGATATCGAAGTTGCCCGGCGCGAGGCTGTACGTCCGGACGGAGTGGTGATCTACAATAAGGGCTTTGAGATGGAGTTCGATGATCAGGCCCGGATCGCGAACGTCGAAGGCCAGTTGAAGTTTCTCGAGGACGCCAAAAATGAGATCGAAAACTTTGGTCCCAGCCCGGCTCTGATCGGACAGGGCCTCGAATACAAGTCAGGGCGGGCGATAAACCTACTTCAGCAGGCGGGGATCGCCGAACTTGGACCCTTTGTGATAAACGTGAAGAACTGGAAGTTGCGGTTGTACCGCTCGATCTGGTGCGCGGTGCAGAGGTACTGGACCGCGGAACGCTGGATCAGGGTCATTGATGCAGAGGGACTGCCCCAAATCATACAGTTAAATGGGGTCGGGATCGACCCGCGCACTGGATTTCCGAGACTGGTTAATATGGTCGGGCAGCTTGATGTAAACTTTGTGCTGGATGAGGGACCGGACGAAGTGAACATGATGGCCGATGCCTACGATACGCTCGTGGCGCTTACTGCGCAAGGGGCGAACATTCCTCCGCAAGTCTTGCTTGAGCTGGCACCGTTGCAGAGCACCGTGAAACGGAAGTTGTTGAACATTCTGTCACAGAAAGATCCGCTTGCGGAGCAGGCCAAGGCGGTTGCACTACAGGGCGAGGCAGCCAAGATCGACAAAACCAAGTCTGAGACTGCGTGGAACGTGGCGCGAGCGCAGGAGACTGCACAGGGCGGCGCGCACGGTATCGTAGAGCGGCAGATGGATGCGGCGCAGGCACAGCAACAGCACCAGATGAAGATGGCCGAAGGCGCTGTGAAGGTCGGGGCCGAGCAAAACAAGGCTGCGATGGACGCGCGCACGGAGTTTATGAAACTGCGCAGTAACCAGGTCAAATCGCATCTGGATTTAGTGAATACTGCCATCAAGGGCGCACTTCAAACGCGCCAAGCGGAGGAGAAGCATCAACAGGCTATGCGGTTAAGGGAGCAGAGCGGTGCCCAACGGCCTAGCGGATCTTAGTCCGGCCGAAATTGAAGATATGCGACGGCGGCAAAACGGGCTTGCGGCCGCGCGCTCGGATGCGCTTCGAAGTGAAGCGCAACCAGTTATGTTTAATCCGCTGATGCTTCCCTATAATGCGGTAAAGAGTATGGTGTTGGGGCTGCCAGAGCAGGCAA